ACGGATAAGATGGAGCGCACGCCTATACATAAGATGGCTAAGAATCCATTTCCAGATGTGTACACGATTCCTATCTTCAGGCGCAGCTGGTGCAAGATGATGTGTCAAGAAATTGATCACATGAAGAAAGAGTTTGGGTTTGAATCTAACTCCAGTGAAGATGACATGCGGCAGATCCCTGAGATTATTTTAAAGGAGAGATGCCCAGAGCTTTACACCAATATGTGGTTTGTGGTTCGCAACGTAATTGATCCCATCATCATGTCCCTCTGGCAACGAAGTTGCCCGGACCCTGCCAGCATTCAGATTGCTAACTACAATCTAGCTGAGACAGAGATGGGGCATTGGCATCATGACGAGTCATCAGACATCTCTGTGGTTGTGCCATTGAACACAGGATCATACACAGGCGGCGGCACAGAATTCCACAACCATGGCAAGCTCAAGCCATTACCTAACGGCCATGGTTTAATCTTTCCTTCATTCACTCACAACCATCGAGGCCTGCCCGTCAGCAAGGGCGATAGGTATCTGCTGGTCTTCTGGCTCTACAATAAATCCCGTGTCGTTGATCTGATCCAAGCCAATCCATAACTCCCTAAAAATTAACTGAAAATAGTTGTATAAATTTTTATAAACTTGTAGACATGGACACGGGATTAGTTCATAATACTCTTGAATTGAGAAATAACTAACCGGAGATAAAGATGAAAGTAGAATTAATCGCAACTTACCGCAACGAGACTGATGGCCTTGAAGCTTTGGTTATGGACGGCAACGACAAGTACAACTACCGCATTGTATTCCGCGACAGCGATGCAGACGCAACCATCTTTGTACGTTTCAAGCACACTTACATTGAAGCGTACAAAGACGTAAAAGAGTTTTTGCTGGACGATTTTATTCACGTTGAAAGCATGGCAGTGTAAATCTTTTGACTAGATCAAGGGCCACGCAAGTGGCCTTTTTTTTGCCTAAAATAAACTGTATAAATTTTTATAAACTTGTAGACATGGACACGGAGATAGCGTATATTTATATCCATCAACTGAACGAACCGGAGATAAAGATGGGAAAACGACGAGACGCAGCTCAAGAGATCACTACCAAGATCATTGAGCTGATGGAAGAGCATGGCTCTGACTGGATCAAGCCATTCGCAGACTTGGCTGGATCTCCAGTCAACGCAAAGACTGGCGAGAAGTACAGCGGAGGCAACGCTTTGTGGTTAGGTCTTCAGGGACAAACCTACTGGGCTACCTTCAACCAGTGGAACGATCTTGGCGCTAAAATTGTTGCTGGCTCTAAAGCGACTATTATCAGACGGCCTATGTTTGCTCCTGATGAAGATTCAAGCGATCCTAAAGCAACTAAGCTGGTTGGCTTTGATCACGCTAACGTCTTCTCGGCAGCGCAGGTAACAGGTTGGGATGAGCCTGTTGTTGAGATTGTTGACAACACTACCAAGCTTGAGCAGGTAGACCAGTTTATCGAAAACACATTTGCTGAGATTCGATTCACTTCTCAGGGACGCGCCTACTACCATCGTCTGACTGACTCGATTCACATGCCTAACCGTGAAAACTTTTCAGACACTGCTGACTCTTCAGCTACTGAAAACTTCTACGGCACTCAGCTGCATGAGCTGATTCACTGGACTGGTTCTGACAGAAGGCTGAACCGAAAGAAGGGTGCTTCGTTTGGCGATGCGGACTACGCCTACGAAGAATTGATTGCTGAGATTGGCGCTGCCATGGCATGTGCTGAGCTAGGCATCAGCCCAGTGGTAAGAGCGGATCACGCTCAATACATAGCCAGCTGGTTACAGGCTTTGGGCGACGACAAGAGCTTTATCTTCAACGCGGCGAAGGAAGCTCAAAAAGCGCTGGAGTATCTCCAGTCGCTGCAACCAGAAACTGAAACTGAACAGGAGGCGGCGTAAGCCGTCCTCCACTACCGGAGATAAAGATGAACGTAGAACTGACAATTGAAGAGCGAGACTTTCTAACCAGCTTGCTGAAAGAAGAATCGAAGAACATGCTTGAGGATTTAAGCGGATCAGAACAAGTACAAATATCTGACACCGCGATACGCATTTTGAATGACGCTCATGACATCGTGAGTCGAATCCATGGAAAGCTAACTCATAGCTCAACTGAATGACCAAAGGGTGATGGCTCATCCTTCGGAGCTGGCTTAGCCCACCAGTGGTCAGAAACGGGCTTAAAGAGGCAGATGCCTCTTTTTTTTGGCCTAAAATAAATTGTATTTATTTGTATAAAAAGTTGTACATCGACACGGGATTCATGTATATTTATAACCATCAACTGAACAAAGACGGAAGAAAAAATGGCTAACCAAGAAACAATTAATAAAAACGGAAAGGTTTACTGGGCAACACCTACAGTCAAAGTTCTTGTAAATGGCGTTACGCAAATCAGCCCTTTTTCTACTTTTGAGTGGTGTTGCGAAAACATGGAGTCAGCAGACGTAGTCGAGCAAGAAGTTTTTCCTCAATACATTGTTGGCGAAAATGGCGAAGAGGATTACGTTAGCTACTCTTCTCCTTTAGTTGTTGTAAAGAAAGAGCGTCTTTTAACAGTATAAATTCCAACTGATGAGCTGCGGGGGTAGTTACCCCGCCGAAACCGAAGGGTCTTGGATAACTAACTAACCGGAGATACGAAATGGATTTACTTGAAATTATTGTCGAAGAAGAAGCGCAAATGTTCCAAGGACACATTGATTGCGAACAAGGTATTGGATCTGGAGAAATCTCAGATTGTGTTGACAGGATCTTGGAAGCTGCACGCAACGAGCTTGACGAGGACACTGTCGCGGTTATCACTGCCGCTCCTGAGTTCACCATTCGCCCTATGATCAACGATGCAATTCGCAATATGGAGGCGGCGTAAGCCGTCTTCTGGAGGAGATAACAATGGAAAACATTAGACAAAACATGCCAAGCGGATTGACCAGAACACAACGACTTATACTGTGTCAGGCTTATGACATTGCAGAAGGGTTGAACGCAGACATTAGCTACATTGTTTTTGAGAACAGGGGCGCATACAACGGGCCGCAGGTTCGTAACTCTTTGAGGATAAACATCTACGGGCAGTCGCCCGATGGTTTTGAAAAATTTGGCAAAGGGCTTCCGTATCTACACGATTTTAAAGCTTATAGTTTTTTTGCTACTTTTGGAGTTAAAGGCGGCGTTAAAGACGCAAACATCAAAATTACTTGCAGCTCTGGTTCTGGCTGTCTGACCGTTTCGCTCACCAAAGAAGAAGCAAAAATTGAAGCCAAAGATTTTAATTTTTTTCAAGGCATGTTGATTTACAGGCTAGAACAAAAAGAAGCTGAAGAAAAACAAAGGCAACGGGATGCTTGGGAAAAAGCTCAGATCGAAGCTAAGTCTTTAACGAACCTTACTGTCTTAGAGATATTTGATGATGTAAGCAAAGAATACCAAACCGAAGAAGAGTCGATGCAAATCGATGTACGCAATGAAAAATGGGAGCAAGCTTTTTACAGGGCTTACATGGTTAAGCATGGTATCAGCGTTCTGGATTATTATGGTCAAAGATTGCGAGAAACGCTTTGGAGTATTTATAACCTGTTCGGGTCTGCTCAAGCTGACTTGGAGATGTTAAAAAAATATCCATCAGCAACAACTAAAGAGGATCTGGAAAAAATGGAGGAGGCTTAGGCTTCCTTCTTGGCCATGAGCTTCTCGGTGTACTCCCTGAAGCTATCCTGAAACCTACGCTCCCACCACTGCTCCCAAGTTAAATTCTTGGGAGTTTTTTGGTGACGGCGGGTCCAGACAAAACGGGCGGCGTAGTATTTTATCTCCTCCGCCCACTTATCCTCCTGTTCCTTAGTAGAGATCGCCTAACTCCACTACCTGCACACCAGAGACGTTGTATGGCTTGTAGTCCTCTTTATCCTTGCACTCCAGTAGAGTCTTCAGCGCCTGCTCGTTCTTTGCCCTACCGTACTCCACGGCCTCCGGGGAAAGGGTGTAGACTGCAAACGGGTATGGGTGCATCTTCTCTTGAGCCAAGAACATAAACTGGTTAGCAGGCATATCCAAGGCCTTGGCAGCGTCGAGATACAAAGCAGCCTGCATGTAGTAGTTGAAGTTATTGATTGCGCTCCTGAAGCCTCTGGGAGAAGCGTCACGCGCTGTTTTAAGATCCCATACATTCTTACCGTCATACCAGTCCATTCGAGCCTTGAAGGGATGGTTGTGCCAATAGAAGCATAACGTCAGCTCAACCTTGTGTGTTTCATGTGGAACATATTCTTCTACGACCTTTCGGCGCTCCATGCAAACGTCATACATGTCTTGTTTGATGGGGGTGCGGTTACCAATGCCAGCCTTGAAATCCTCGTACTCCTCCTTCCCTGCTTTGGTCCTACGATCCACGTTGGGTTCGATCACAAACTCTTGATCAAACTTATCCAACTCAAGAAAGACAGTGTGCTGTACTCGGCCCTCGATAAGAGCTGGCGTTTCTTTCATTGGTCCCTCGTTCTTCCAAGTGTATGGACACTTTATAACCGAGGTTAGATCGTGGGATCTAAACGCTTCGATTTCAGCGTACTCCTCGTACGGTACGTTCTCGTAAGCGCCTACCTTAAACTCCATCGTTCTTCCTTGGATCTATACCGTTGGCTCGCTTGAGATACCAATTTGCTTTGGCCATGTCGGTATCTTCAGCGCCTTTCTTCTTGCCAGCTCGCCACAAGTATTTGAACGCATTTATCTTGGCGTAGATCCTGACCTGCTCCTCACCAAAGGCAGCAACCATTGCGTCGATACACTCAATGTCACCGCTCAAATAATGCTTGGGTGAGTTGACTACCGATTCATTTTTTCTTGGTCTTCCCCTCTTCCTTTTCTTCTGTACTACCATGCTTATCATCCTTATCTTCCTTGTCGAGTAATGCCTCGATTAGTTGTTCTGCTTCATCACCTTCCAACTCTATTGTGATTGTGATCTTTCTTGTCATCGAGTTGGTTTCTGAATGAAACGCTTTCTTGGAACCCCCCAGTTCCGTTCATCAGCTTGTTGGTAAATCCATTCCTTTGTTACCGTATCTCCTCCCGGCAAATGGAATCGGCTCCGGTTCTTTGCGTCCTGAACAAAAACAAGATTGCCAACTTCTATGTTGTACATCCCTTCTCGTTCAGCACCCATAATCCTCAGATACCTACTGTGGTTTTTCTGGCGCTTGTTTCTGGACAAACGCTTGTCTTCGATATTCTCAATCATGTTTCATGTTATCCTTGAAGAAAGGAATCCCGCACCCCTACGCTTAGCCCGGAGATGGTAACATGCGTAGGCAGTGCGGTTCCTTTTGCAAAATCGTTAGAACGGTATGTCCTCGTCTGGATCATCGTCCTTTTTGAAGTCAGACAAACCGCCGCCTTGGTTGGGAGCTGGGCTGCTGCCCTTGTCCCTTGCTGCCGCTACCTCCAGAGAAGCGTCAATCTCCTCCTTCATCCACGGCGCACAATCCTCCAGTACATCACACATAGCCTTGGACTCTGCTGAGCTTTGGCCAGTAAACTCCTGACAGTAAACGTCAATGTCAAAGATGACCTGCTCGTTAGTTGTCTCTACCCGCTTAGCTCCGCCATCGGGTTTGTATACACCCTCGACCTTAGTGCGCTCAGATCCATCCTGAGTCTTGTAGTCGATGACCTCCAACTCACAAGTTACTCCAAGCACGTTCTTAATATCGAACCCAGCCAACTCTTCTGCGGAGAAAGGCTTGCCACGCCAAGACTTCAAGTCCCGGTGTAGCGTAGAGTTTTCATTAAGGCTGGCCGTATATTTCTTGCCAATACTGAATGGTCTACCGTCCGCCATCTGGATAGCACCCCACTCTTCTTCTGGTTGTAGCTGGTGCGTAACCTCCCAGTAAATGTAGACAGTAGAGCGCTTCTTCGGCGCTTGTCCTTGAAAACTTTCCATCCTCGTTCCCATGTCCACGATCTTGTAACAGGCCGCTTTGTAGCGCCCCACTGGCAAGCTTTCGTAGTCACCCCCACCGCTTGATACAGTTAAACTCATAAAATTGATCCTCCGGTAATTGATTAGTGTTTGTAAAAGTGTATGATATTTTACACATTTGAACACATAGGGCAAGCAGGTGACATTAAAAATTAAGAAACCAGAACAAAAAAACTTTGCGCGTCCCTTCTCAGGTGATGTGCGAAGCGAGTTTCTTAATTTCTTATCTCAGAATGGGTTAGAGCCAGATCCGAAAAAAGGATTAGTCGCAGACGGCAGCATTGGTAGAGCTTACATCAACGTGGGCAACTCTCGCAAGCTAGTGGGTTGGTATCAATTGTGGACCGACCAAGCTGTGCCGTTTGGACGACTAGGCGACTACAGGGTATCGGCTACCGAGCCTACCGCAATTTTCAAACCGGAGCATCAGGGAAACTACAAGCTCACTGAAGAGCAGAAAGAAGAGATCAAGGAATTACAGAGACAGGCAGAAGTCAAGAAGGCAGAGAACTATAACAAGGCAGCGAAACGAGCGCAGTCTGCATGGGAACGTGCGCTACCTGTTGAGCGCCATCCTTACCTAGAAAGGAAGGAGGTTTTGAGCTACGGGCTAAGACAAAACGAACAGGGTGTTTTGATGATCCCCATGTACGATGGTCAGCTGACGATTGTCGGTATCCAGTACATCAGTGAAGACGGCAGCAAAAAGTTTCTTACTGGTTCCAAAAAAAGCGGCAGCTTTTTTATACTCGGAGATGAGATTTTAAAAACCAGTGACACGGTTAACTACGCCGAAGGTTACGCAACAGCAGCTAGTTACT